AATAACTCACAATCACAATGCTGGCCTCATAGTGGGCGGCACCAATCCAGCCATTACAATAGGTGACGCGGGAGCGGAGGATACAAAAATTGTATTCGATGGTAACGCACAAGATTTTTATGTTGGACTGGATGACAGCGCAGATGATCTGGTTATAGGCAAAGGCTCTGCTTTAGGCACAACACCAGCAATATCTGTTGATGAAAACCTAATTGTTACTGTTCACAATAGAGCGATCAGCGGAACCATTGTTGATGAGGGCAATGCTGGAGTCTTTGATTTAGCAGATGGCAATAATTTTAAAGCTACCCCGACAAGCACTGTTAGTGAATTAACATTTAGTAATCCTACTGCTGGTCAAAGCGGTAATGTGTTATTTGATAATTCAGCAGGTGCTACAGTCTCAGCGGCACACTCAGCAGTGGCTATAAATGCAGCAGCCTTAACTTCTCTTAACACTGCTGGAGTATACTTCTTAACATACTACTGCACTGCTGGAGATAGCAGTGCTAATAGCATACTTGTCTCAGTATCAGGAGCTTTGACCTAATGTCTATAATATCAGGTGTAGGTGCGGGACTTGGTGGCGCTGGTGATTCTGGCGGTGCGTTAGGTTCGTTCTTTAGCACAACGGTTGACAATTCTTTGCGCCTTACCTCAGCAAACAGCTCACGCTTAACTTTCTCTCAAGGATCTCCGACAGATATTTCAAAGTGGACTGTAAATTTTTGGCTAAAGCGCAGTTCACCTCTTGAAGACTCATCTGATTATGACACTGTATTTGGTGTAAATGGGCCGGGAAACACAGCGTTTACATTTTTAAGCGGTCAAATATATCTTTTCATCAATTACAATGATGGAGGATCACAGGCAAGATTGATAACAAACAGAGTCTTTCGTGACCCTAGTGCTTGGTATAATTTTCACGTTTCATTTGACCGTGCTAATTCAACCAATGCTCATAAAGTCAGGCTTTATGTAAATGGCGTTGAAGAAACAAGTTTCGCAACAGATGAAAGAAATTTAATTGACGGTAGCTCAAGCACTGGTTGGAACGTAAGTGGTGAGAATGCAGGAATAAATTCAAGATCTGGTGACAACGCAGATAGATTCCATGATGGTTATTTAGCACAATTTTACAACATAGATGGTGCTGTTGTTGCCCCAACTGAATTTGCTGAAACGAAAGATGGAGTGTGGATTCCAAAGGCATATTCAGGAAGTTATGGAAATAATGGCTGGCTGCTTGAATTTAAGCAAACAGGAACTGGCACTGCATCATCTAGCACGGTTGGTGCAGACACAAGCGGAAATAATAACCACTGGACATCATCAGGCATAGCTGCACACGATGTCATGTTAGACAGCCCGACTAATAACTTTGCTACGATGAACTCAATATATCATTCTGGCGCACAAGGCACTTTGTCAGAAGGTAACTTAAAAGTATCTGGTGGTGGTTTTGTTAATACCGCAAATGGATACGGCGCAGTATCAACATTTACTATCCCAAAGGACAAAAAGATCTATATTGAAGTTGAGTGTACCGATCAAGCTGGAAATTATTGGATGGCTGGATTTGCCACAAAATCTGGGTTAGAAAGTGGACCATCAAGCACCACTGTTGGTGGATCAAATGCTATCACTATGTATAATCGGTCTGTCATGTTAAATGGCAGTGAAAATGATTACGGGTCAAGCTCTGGTCTTGGTGGTTTTGGCATCTCTAAGTTTTCTGCTGGTGATATTCTGGGGATGGCGATTGATGGGGCAACAGGTAAAGTTTGGTTTAGCAGAAACGGAACTTATTTTGGTGCGCCTCAAGGTCATCAATCTGGTGCTGGATCAACTGGCGATCCAGCTGCTGGAAGTAATGAGATAGGCACAATAACTGGAGGTACAACTGAAGATGTGTTTGTTATTGCTAGCGCACACGGAAGCACAAACAATTTATTTATAAACTTTGGACAAGATAGTCAAAACGTAGCCAGCGCACAAAGCGATGGTGAAGGTATTGGTACGTTTGAGTATGCACCACCTACGGGGTATGTTTCTCTTTGTGCCGCTAATCTTACAACTCCAGAAATCGGTCCAACAAAGAGCAGTCAAGCTGATGATCATTTTAACACGGTGCTTTGGACTGGCAACGGCTCAACGCAAAGCATTACGGGTGTTGGTTTTCAGCCTGATTGGAGTTGGCTAAAAAGTAGGAGTAATGCACAGGGGCATAATGTATTTGATTCTGTTAGAGGGGCAAACAAAGCACTATTTCCAAATGATACTAATGCAGAATTTACTGATACAGATAGACTTACATCTTTTGATAGTGACGGATTTAGTCTTGGTGCAGATGCTAATGTAAACACAAATAATTATACATATGTTGCTTGGAATTGGAAGGCTGGAGGCAGCGCATCAAGCAATTCAGATGGCAGTATAACGTCAAGCGTATCAGCTAATACTGCTGCTGGGTTTGCAGTGGGAACCTATACAGGAAATGCCACAGCAGGGGCTACAATAGGACACGGACTTGGTGCAATACCAGAAATGGTTATTGTAAAGCGCAGAGACAATGCAAGAGATTGGGCTGTATATCACAAAGAACAGTCAGCAACGCCGACTAATGCTTATCTACTTTTAAACAGCACAGCGTCAATAGGAGTTGGAAGTACAGCTTGGAACAACGGCACGTTTACGACTGATGTGTTTACTATTGGGTCGCATGAACTCGTTAACGCAAACACAGATTCATATGTGTTTTACGCGTTCAAAGGAATTGAGGGATACAGCAAGTTTGGTTCATATCTCGCAAACGGTTCCACAGATGGTCCGTTTGTTTTTACAGGATTCAGGCCAGCGTTCGTCTTTACCAAAGAGTCCTCTTCAACATCAGGTTGGAATATGCGTGACAGTGTAAGAAGTCCAGAAAATGTTGTGAATGAGGTTTTGCAAGCCGACACAGCAGATGCTGAGATGACATCAAATTATAATGTAGATTTTTTAAGTAATGGATTTAAGGTGCGAGCTAGTGCGAGTGATTCAAATGCAAGCGGTCAAACATACATATACTGGGCCATTGCCGAAGCGCCATTTAAATTTTCTAATGCTCGATGATAGGAGATAATTATGCCGTGGAAATATAATGGACAAACGATCACAGAAGGACGAGGGTTCGTTGGCGTAAATGGTGAACAGTACACTAAAGTATGGATGCGGTTGACTGCTGACGAAAAGAAAGAAGTTGGTATTACTTGGGAAGACCCACCAGCAAGTGAAGCACCGTTTGATAATCGCTTTTATTGGGGTCGAGAGTCTGATGGCACGTTAATTCCAAGAAGCCTCACAGATGTCAATCAGGTGGACTCAGACGGTAATCCTGTAAAAGATTCAGATGGCAATCAAATTGTAACACCCGGACTAAAATCTACATGGGTTGCAAAGACAAAGCGCACGGCAAACGATAAACTTGCAGTGCATGACTGGTATGTTACTCGCAAGTCTGAAAAATCTACAGCCATACCTAGTTCAGTTACTACATATAGAGATGCTGTTCGCACTAAATGCGGAGAGATAGAGACTGCTTTGAATGGTGCATCTGACTTAGCGGCGTTTATGAAGTTGTTTGAAGGTGAGTATGATTCGGACGGCAGTTTAAAAACGATTGCTAAAATCAACGACTGGCCTGATGAAATATAAGGGTAGTATCTGTGGCTTTAAGCAAACTGCAATTTACCCCCGGTATAAACAGGGATATCACATCCTACTCTAATGAAGGTGGATGGGTAGACTGTGATTTAGTCAGATTCAGGCAGGGCTATCCAGAGGTGATAGGCGGTTGGGAGAAGTATTCCCAAAATACATATATAGGTACAGCCAGAGGCTTATTTAACTGGGTTGCTTTAGACGGTTCTGATTTATTGGGTGTGGGAACAGAATCCAAATACTACATAGAGCAGGGTCAGGCTTTTTACGATATTACACCAATTAGAAAGACTACAACAAACGGTGTAACATTTTCTGCAACGGATGGCTCATCAACAATTACAGCAACCGATAACGGACACGGCGCATCGGTGGGTGACTTTGTTACCTTTTCTGATGCTGTTAGTTTGGGCGGACTGGTAACAGCGGCTGTTATAAATCAAGAGTATGAAATAGCATCCGTGCCATCAGGAAACACCTATACCTTTATAGCAAAAGACACAGGAGGCACCACCGTAATAGCCAATGCAAGCGATAGCGGCAATGGTGGCGCTGCTGTTGACGGAGTTTATCAGATAAACGCTGGACTAAACACAGGTGTTGGCGGAAACGGATGGGGGGCTGGAACTTGGGGTAGAGGCACTTGGGGATCAGGCACAACAATCAGCGTGGTAACATCTCTTCGGGTTTGGAGTCAGGACAACTTTGGAGAGGATCTGCTTATAAATCCTAGAGACAGCTCTATATATCATTGGGACAAGACTAACGGACTTACAACAAGGGCTGTAGAAATATCATCAATAGCAGGTGCCAACGAGTGTCCAATCATAGCTAAACAAATAATGGTGTCAGATGTTGATAGGCACGTTATAGCTTTTGGCGCTAATCCCTTGGGTGGAACGGATCAAGATCCTTTGCTTATAAGATTTTCCGATCAAGAGTCATTTTTAGATTGGAATCCCACATCAACAAACACTGCCGGAGATCTTCGCATAGGTTCCGGGTCTAAGTTTGTAAAAGCGATAGAAACCAAAAGAGAGATTATCATTATAACTGATAGCTCTGTTCACTCCATGCAGTTTATTGGAGCGCCATTTACTTTTGGCATACAGCCAATAGCGTCTAACACCACCATAATGGGGCCAAACGCAGCGATAGCTGTAGAAGACTCTGTATATTGGATGGGCAGGCAAAACTTTTATGTTTATGATGGTCAGACAAAACAGCTTCCATGCTCTGTCAAGGAAAGAGTGTTCTTTGATTTTGACTTTGATCAGGCAGATAAAGTGTACGCTGCCGTAAACTCTCAGTTTAGTGAGATCGTATGGTTTTATTGTTCTGATGGGAACTCCACTGCCAATGGTGGCACAGGTGAAAACAATAGATACGTCATATTTAATTATGCTGAAAACACTTGGTACTATGGGAATCTTGGTAGATCGGCATTTTTGGACAAGGGTATAAGGGACTTCCCAATAGGCGCTGAAGGTAATTATCTATTTAACCATGAGAGTGGATATAGTGACGATGGCTCTGTAATGGTGTCTTCTATTGAGTCAAGCCCTATGGACATGGGAGAGGGTGACAAGTTTTCTTTTATAACTAGGGTAATACCTGACCTTACCTTTAACGGCTCAACAAACGCTGACCCAAAGGTAAATGTCACGTTGCAGGCAAACAACTTTCCCGGCGGTAACTTCTTGCAGTCAGAGATTAGTCAGATAGACAGAACAGCAACATCCACAACCGTTCCTTTTGAGCAATACACAAATAAGGCAGATGTAAGGCTAAGGGGCAGGGCTTATTCTATTAAGATAGACTGCAACACGCTAGGTGTTAGATGGAGGCTGGGAAGCCCTAGAGTGGATGTGCGGCCTGACGGGAGGCGATAATGGCTACAAATGTAACACCGTTTCCAAGGCTGCCAACAGCCCCTAAAAACATAGATGAAAAATACATTAGCGATTTGGTGCGGGCCTTAGAAATATTTTTAAGGCAGGCACAAAACCCTCAGTTAAACCTTCAGGAAATACCAACGGACGGAAATAATAATCTTCTGTCTCAAGGAGACATATATATAGCTGATGGAGGCTTTCTAAAGATTGTCGGCAAAACCGAAATACACTCAGGAACAGTATCAGCAACCACTTCACTAGGCACTGTTACTGTTTCTGTATCATAAAAGTTATAGGTAACTTTATGGCTCAGAAAAAATTACAAACAAATTCTGCGTATGCTGAATATGATGAAGATGGAAATGGTATCGTAACAGACGAGGAGCTTTCTCACGTTAAAGAGATAAAAAAGACGGAAACTGAGCTAAGAAAAAATCTAGCCCAGTTGCGAATGGCAAGGTACACCTTGATTTTTATGGGATTTTACGCTGTGTTTCTAGCATCACCGTGGTGTTCTGCGGAAAAACTTGAGGGTCTAGGTGCAGTCACCGACCTTATATTCCTTAGTGGAGCGGGCATTGTCGGCGCATACATGGGTACGACAGCATGGATGAGTAAAAAATGATTAAGTGGTTGATTAGATTTTTAAGTTGTAAAAGTGGTGATATGTCAGAACACAGGCGACACACCACAAGGTATGAAGATTTATGTATGTAAGGGAATCGTAATGATACAGGCTCTTATAGGCCCAATAGGGTCTCTTGTGGGTACTTGGCTTGAAGGCAAGGTTGAAACAAAGAAAGCAGAAACTGCATCTAAGGTAGCTCAGGCTCAGGCTGAGGCTGTGGTCATGCAGAAAAAGGCAACAGGAGAGATCGACTGGGATCTAAAGATGGCTGATGCGTCTGCCCATAGCTGGAAAGACGAATGGCTTACTATAATTTTCTCAATCCCTCTAATATTATCATTCTGTGGTGATTGGGGTAGGCAAATAGTGGCAGATGGTTTTATGGCTCTTGAGACCATGCCCACCTACTACCAATACACATTAGGAACAATAGTAGCTGCCAGCTTTGGCACACGCGCAGCCACTAAGTTTTTTGGTAAAAAGTGAAAGGGCTTACGAAATAGACACTTAGCTGGTACAATCTTGCAAATAAAAAGTTACCGATAACTTTTTAAGGGGATCGTATTTTGACATTGTCTAAAAAAATATATGAAGAAACAGCTCGTTTTTTCATGGAAAACGGTAAAAATCTAAAAAAGGCTGCTGAACAAGCCAAGGTCAACTATTCAACATTCACCTCACGCTTAAGAAGAGCTAGGGAGATGGGAATTGTGAATGAGCAAACAGCCGCAGCGGCTAAAGTTGTAGAGCAGCCCACCATTATTTTACAGCCTAAGTTTAGAATACAACAAAGAAAGTCAAAGCCGGATGAGACAAAAAGGGTTTTAGCTATAGGCGACTGTCACGATGGGCCGTCTTTGTCAGATAAAAACAGATTTTTTGCGATGGGCAACTACGCAAAAACAAAACAGGTAGATCAGATAATACAGATAGGTGATTTTGCTACTTGTGACTCATTAAACAGCTTTGATAAGAACGACACTGTAAAAGGAAAAAGCAAGCCGTCATTCAGAGACGATATGCAGAGTTTTCAAGAGGCAATAAGGGCTTTTCACAAAGGTTTGGGTGGATATGATGTGCCTAGGCATGTTACTCTAGGCAATCACGAAGATAGAATATGGTCTTATACCAATAAGAACCCAGAAATAGTGGATATGCTTGATAAGATATTGTTTGCCACTATGGATGATTACGGATGGACTTACTCCCCTTATAAGGAGTTCTATTTTGTAGGGGACGTAGGATTTACACATTCCCCAATAAACGGAATGGGCAAGGCATACGGAGGTATGTATTCTGAGAATCAAATAGCAAGGGACGCATTGCATGATGTGGTGTTTGGTCATACCCATAAAAGACTTGATAAAGCCTTTCCAAAAATGGGAAATCAGTTCCTTACTATAATCAATTTGGGTTGCAGTCTACCGCAGGGGCATATTGAAGAGTATGCTAAACATAGTCTTACAGGATGGTCATATGGGGTCTACGATATTTACATAAAAGATGGTAGAATAGATCAGAGAACTTGGATACCGATTAACAACTTAATAGAAGAGTATGGTGAGTAAGATGAGGGAGATTACAAAGGTTATCGTTCATTGCGCTGATACCCCAGAGGGGCGTGATGTAAAGACGGCTGAAATCAAGAGGTGGCACACTGAAGAGCGCGGCTGGAGTGATATCGGATATCATTGGGTGGTTGAGCTGGACGGTTCGCTTCACGCTGGTCGTCCTGAAGAGATCAATGGCGCTCATTGTAAGGGGCATAACTCTACTAGCATCGGGGTATGCTATGTTGGTGGTGCTGACTCTAACGGAGATCCTAAAGACACACGCACAGAAGAGCAGAAAAAGACACTAGCAAAGCTATTGTCAGATATTCTTGATAGATACGAAGACGCAGAGATATATGGTCACTGTGATTTTTCGGAGAAAGCCTGTCCGTCATTTGATGCAAAATCAGAATACGCAGCCCTATAGGAGTATAACATGGCGTTACCACTATTATTAGGATTAGGCGGCTCTGCCCTAGGTGGCGCTGGATTATTAGGGGGGTTGGGTGCTTTAAGTGCTGGCGCTATTGGCTCAGGTCTTGGCTCTTATCTTGAAACTGGAGATCTGGGCAAGGGTATCCAGACAGGACTCACATCATACCTTGGTGGTAAGGCGCTTGGTTCATTGATGGGTGGCGCAGATGCTGCAAGTGCTGCTGGTCAAGCGGGCCAACCGATAACTAACCCTGCCGATATACAAGCTGCGGCTGGCGGTGCCGGAGCTATGTCTGATTTAGCCGCAACCAATCTTGCTAATCAACAAGCCGCAAGTTTGGCATCAGCCCCAGCATCAACAGCAGGCGGTAGTATTCTTTCTGATCCTACAGCGGCTATGCAGACCCCCGGCAGTTTGACCGCTGGATTTACTGGGCCTGCAATGCCTTACACTGCTGGCGCTTTAGGAACGACCGCTTTGGGTTCCTCAAACCTTTTAGCGCCCAAAGGGCTAGAGGGTATGGCTATGCCAAAAGGTGAGATGAGACCTGAGTCAGAGGCTGCTGTTTATGACCCTAGAACCCCCGGAGAAGATTACAGGCCGGGAATTGACCCAGAATTTGAGTACTTTGACTCATCTTTAACAAGCCTCAAGTCAGGCGGTATAGCATCTCTAAATTATCAAGAGGGCGGAATGGTTCCGAATGATAAGGAGCTTATTAGCAATGCCGTGGACGCTATTGAGGGTAAGTCACAATCTCCAGAAATAGCTCTTGGCGCATTTGTCGCTAGATATGGCGAAGAGGCGTTGAGAGACCTTGTTGATCGTGTGCAGCGTGGAGAGTTCCAAGCAAATGCTATGGTTGAAGAGGGTATGGTGTCGGGCATCGGAGATGGTATGGATGACATGATCCCAGCAACATTAGAGGGTGATCAGGATGTTGTTCTTTCAGATGGTGAGTTTATTGTGCCTGCTGATGTGGTCAGTGGTCTTGGCAACGGTTCTACTGACGCTGGCTCTGAGGCTCTTTATGAAATGATGGACAGGGTTAGAAAGCTCAGAACTGGAAAAGAGGAGCAGCCTGAGCAAGTGCCACAAGGAGATATGCTACCAGTATGATTATATCAGCAGTTCCCAAGGAGGCTGTTGGCGTTGTATGGGCAGGCGTCAGCAGGGTAATGCAAAAATCAGTTGAAACATCCAGAGGCAAATATCACATAGATGACCTTTACCATGGAATACAAACAGGTCTATATGTTCTTTGGGTGATTATGGAAGAAGAAAAGGTTATAGCAGCCATCACTACAAGGATAATTAGTTATCCCGGAAAAAAAGCGATGGCTATGGACTGGATAGGTGGTTCAAGAATGGGTGAGTGGCTTCCAATGGCTCAAAAAACTATGGAGAGCTTTGCCAAAGATAATAAATGCACTCACCTAGAGGGTTATGGTCGTAAGGCTTGGGGACGTTGGCTTGGTAGGTATGGATGGGATCCAGAATATATAGCTTATAGGATGGAGTTAAAAGATGGGTAAAGGCGGCGGCGGCGGCGGTTCACCACAACCGACCACACAAACAGTTCAACAAACAAACTTGCCCGACTATGTGCGAGGTGATTTTGAACGTCTATTGGAAAGAGCGGAAGCTGAGTCTAAGGCCGCATATAGCCCATATGTTGGTCAAAGAATAGCAACTCCGGGCGCAGATGTTCTTGCGTCAGAGGCACAGGTTAGGCAAACTGCTGGGCAGGGCATACAGGGTCTTCCAGCAGCTCAGGCAGCTACAGCAGCAAATATAGCAAGAGCGCAGCAGGGCAGTCAGTTCACACCAACCCAGTATGGCGCTGCTGGTGAGTTCGACTCTGCAATGGCTCAGAAGTATATGGATCCATTTATGCAAAGTGTGGTCGATGTCCAGAAACAACAAGCAATACTTGAGGATCAAAGACAACAGGCAGCCAGAGACACAGCCGCAGTGCAAGCCGGAGCGTTTGGTGGTTCGCGCCAAGCAGTGCAAGACGCGATGGCGCAGGAAGCACTTGCTAGGAATCTCGCAAACATACAGGCCACAGGCTCCCAAAAAGCATTTGAACAGGCTCAAAGTCAGTTCGAGAGAGACAGGGCTGCGAGAATTGGTGTTGAGCAGGCGCAGGCAGCAGAGAGACAGGCGGCAGAAAAACTTGGTCTTGGTGCGACAGAGCTTTCAGGTCAACAAGCCGCTCAACTGGCAGAGCTTGGTAAGGCGGCTAGAGCTGGTGATGTCGAGGCTGCTCAGTTACTTGAGGGCATAGGTAAGGCTCAAATGGCTAGAGAGCAGGCTGGGCTTGACGTATCTTACGAAGATTTTGTTAGGCAAAGAGACTACCCAAGAGAGCAGATACAATTCATGTCTTCTGTTCTAAGGGGGGTTCCTGTTGCTCCATCTACAGAGTCACAGAAATTTCAGGCTTATAATCCACTACAGCAGGCGCTTGGAACTGGCATAGCTGGTCTGAGCCTTTATAAAGGGCTTATGGCATAATGAATATTATAGACATTCAGGACAACCTAAAGAACTTCTCTGAGGATCAACTCATTAATGAAATGCAGAGACCGTCAGGCAATGCGCCTCAGTTTTTGGTTTTAAGTGAGATCACACGCCGCAAACGTATGCGCGATGATTTCAATATGCGTAAAGCAGCAAATGAACCAACTGTTGCTCAAGAGGCTGTGGCCTCTGCTGGTGTGCCTGCACAGGGAATTATGGGTATGTCTGAAGCTATGGCACCAAAAGCCGCTATGGCACAAGGTGGTATTGGCTCTGTTATGTCTCAGCCTATGAAATCACAAATGCCTCAGCCAACATCAATGCCACAGGACGGCATTATGGCTATGTCTTCTGGCGGCTATACAAGGCCAAGACAAAAAATAGAAGAAAGACGCATGAAAAGCGGCAAGATAGGTCTGTTTCAGGGAAATACATTTCTAGGCACAAAAAAAGATATAGATGGTGACGGAGAGTCCCTTGCTAGTCAGATAGGCTTTGGTCAAAAAGGTAGCATTGTAGAGTCCATCAAAGACGCATTAGGCTTTGCTGAAGGTGGGGTAATTAAAGCCCAGAACGGATTGCCTCTAGGTCTACGTCAAAAAAATCCCGGCAACATAAGACCCGGCGCTGGATTCATAGGCGAGACAGGAGCCGATGGCGGTTATGCCACATTTGGGTCAGATGACGAGGGTTTAAGGGCAATACAGCGACTACTGATGACCTACGGAGATAAGTATGGGGTCAACACCCTCAGAGGTTTTGCCAACAGATATGCGCCACCATCAGACAATAATCCGACTGGCAACTACATAGATTTTCTTGCAGATAAAACAGGCATAGATCCTGATGCTGAGATTAATCTTGCCAAACAAGGTTCTGCGATAATTCCAGCCGTAATCGGGTTTGAGCAGGGGCAACAGCCATACAGTCAAGCACAAATAGACAGAGCAATCAGAGCCGCTGGAACCGAGGATCCGACAGAGGTAAGCTCTATATTAGCAGAGCCTTTAGATGACGATAAGCCAAGCATGTTATCGAACATTGCTTCTGATTTGAATCCCTTTTCCGTAAAGACAGCCGCAGCGTCAGCATTCACCCCAACTGGGAACACTCAAGTGATGTTGGATGATGACCCGGATGCAAAGCCATCTCAAGCAGAAATAAGGGCTATGGTTCAGGACAAATATCGTGAAAGCGGTCTTGGATCGTTTAAGGGAACCGTTCCAAATTTGGGTGGCAGTGGTATTGTGGTCGAAAATATTGACGACCTTGCTAAAGCCACTGCAAGAAACGCACAAACAGCCCAAGATCAAGTTATCACTTCAGTGGAACAGGGCGCGAGTGCTTCAGAAGTGGAAAGTCTTATTGAAGATGCACAAGAAAAATCTAACAAAGCGGCTTTAGTTCAAGCTCAATCTAAAGACATGAGTGCGGCGGCAGATGAGGGCGCATCAATAAAAGCAAACACGGAGGCAAAACAATTATTAGATGAAGCAGATGCTTTAGAAGCAACAGCTAAAAATTCACCTGATGCAATAGCAGAACAATTAATAAATGAGGCTCAGAAAAAAAGAGAAGAAGCTGGAAAACTTGTGCAATCTGCACAAAACTTGTCTGCTAGTGCTACTCAAAAATCAGAGGAAGCTACTGATCAAAGATCAAACCTCACACCAGATGCAGGAACAGTAAAACCTTCCACCGAAAAAAGTGATGAAACTGAAACTAAAAAAGAAAAAGCTGCTGATGCGGATTCAAACAAACCTATTTATTCATCTCAAGCGGCTGGCTCTGTTTCATCTCTTGAGTCTGAAATAATGGCGTTGCAGGATCGCATGAAGAAGAGCGCCGAACAGGACAAGTGGCTGTCACTGGCTCAAGCTGGACTGTCACTTATGTCATCCACAAACCCAACCCTTCTAGGAGCATTGGGTGAGGCTGGTATATCTGGTCTTAGCGCGATGAAAGAAGCAGAGTCAAGATATCAAGAGGGTGTGGTTGACCTGATAAATGCAAGGGCTAAACTTGCAGAAAACAAAACAGGAATGACAGCCGCAAATGCCGTTAGCAGATTGAACAAAATTACAGATCTTCTTGTAAAAGGTGTTGATGAATTGGGTGGCCCTCTTAGCCCAGAGACAAGGTCGAGACTGGAAAATGAGTCACGATACCTAAGAAAAGACATATTAAAATATCCAGATTATACCACTGGGGCTAACACACCTCCGCCAGCATCTTAGGGGCGCGATATGAGCATTATCTACGCCACCAGCCCACGGACAGGAAAAACTTACTCCGTAAGCATTGCTGGTTCATCTCCAACACAGGCAGAAGATGCTGAGATCAGATCTTTTATAGATCAGGTCGAGGGCTTTGGCGTTGCGCCCACTGCCGCTTCAGAAACATCAGAAACAGGCAATCTTATAGACTTTGGTAAGGGTGCCATCTCTGGCTTTGCAAGAGGTTTTGCAGACATTCCCGGAGGTATAGCCTCATTAGCTGCCGCTGGACTTTCCTACATTCCCGGAGATCAAGGCGAAGAAGAAATAGAGGCATTTGGTCAGGGCATTACCGATGTGGCCCGAAGCGGCATTGACTATGTTATGGGGCCGCTAGATGACAATGTGGCAAGTAAGTCTGGTCAGGCCGTTGGCTCTTTGGCCTCTTTCTTGGTTCCGTTTGCTGGAGGTGCGAAGGTTGCTAGTCTTGCTGGTGCCGGAGTAAAGGCCACAAGACTGACTGGCTCAGTATCTGCTGGAACTATGGGTGTTGCTCTCGGCGCACAAAATCAAGTTGACAGAGTTGCTAGGGTTCTTGAAGAGGGCGGCGAAGTAGACAACAGAGAGCTATCCATTCTTATGGGTGGTGGAATCGGTGCTACTGAGGCACTGCCTGTGGGCAAGGTGTTTGGCGCTGTTGCCAACATACTAAAGAAGGTTCCAAAGCAGGCAAAACAATCAGCTATAAAAACCATAACACAAAGATTAAAAAGCGCTGGCGTTGCTGGTGTGGCAGAGGGTGGTCAAGAAGTTGTCGCGGCTGTTTTACAGGATCTTGTTGAAAAGAATATGTACAACCCAGATCTTGAGTTGTCTGCAAGCGCATACTCTGATGACGCTATCTACGGCGGTGGTGCTGGTGCCACGTTTAACTTCTTACTGGAAAGCATTGCTGGGCGGCGCATAAAAAAGGTCGTTAAAGCAAGAGAGCAACTTGAGCGTGATCAGCGGGAGGAGGGTGCTGAGGTTGTTGGCAATGTGGCAAGAGCAGAAGCATCTATGGCTGGGCCAGCAGGGGTTGATACACCATTATTGCCAGCCCCAAGACTGCAACTTACTGATCAGCGTGTTCCAGAAGAAACTGCCACTGAAGAGGATGTTCAGGAAAGCACAGTTGGTTACTTAGGTGCTATTGACAGCGTTAAACAACAAGTTGCCCTACAGAATCGCAGTGACGAAACACAAGCACTTGGTGCCGCCGCAAGACAAAGTCAGCTTGGTGGCCTTTCTATAGATTTATCTAGCCTGCCATCAAACTTGGCACAACAAATAAGCAACAGGCGTTTAAGAAGGGGGTCTGACATTGCTTTAGATGCGCCAACATCCCTGAACGAAATTAAGGCTGTTCTCCCTGATGGCCCTGAAAAAGACAAAATACTTAGAGATCTTGAGTTAAGAGAAAAGCCTGACATTGTTCAGTCAAAAACAGTGGAAGAAGCAGAGGCAGAAAAAAAAGTTACCGATAACTTATCTCTGGCAAGGGTGGCTGTTGAGACTGGCAGAGTTACAAACAAAGATGGGACAATAAGCAGGTCAAAACTACAGCGTGAATTAAAAATAGGCACTGTAGAGGCTCAATCTCTTATAGATAAACTGGCAAGGCAGGGCGAATTAAACCCTGTCGGCAGAAACAAGAAAGACGAAGTTGTTTATCAACCAATACAGCCAGAAAAAACGCTTGAAGAAGCTGTGCCTAATGAGGCAGAGCAGAGAGTTCAGGAGTTTGAATCAACTCTGGCAGAGTTAAGGGTGCAGCAGGCTCAGGAGCAACGTGTTCTTGAGGATATGAAGCGCAGGTCTACCGCCACTCAACAAGAACAGTTAGAGCTGGAGGCACAGCAGAGAAGAGTTAGTGATCTAAATGGTCGCGTAGATCTTCAGCAAAACGGCCTTAGAAACGCTCAGGCAGCGGTTGGGCCAAAACCAAAACAACAGGTTCAGCTAAGGGCAAACGAGGCCAGATCAGCAGTGTCTGAAGCAGATCAGGCAGTGCCTACCGACAATCATAGAAGAAGACTGAACACCATAGCCAACTCTTTACGCAAGTATCTTGCTGGCATAGGTCTGGCTGACGTTGATCTGACAACGACAAATGTGATTGATGTTGGTGTGGAGACAGATCCTGAAACTGGCAAGGAAATGCCGTTTCTTGTTGAGGGCGAAGAGACAAAAGGGGTTGATGGCAGACGCATAATAACTCTTGCTATGGAAATATATGACCCCAACCTATCTGACGCAGAGTTAGAGCAAAGATTAGCAGGGGTGCTGAATCACGAGATCATTCACTCAATGAAGGCTCTGGGTCTTTTCACTGACGCTGAGTATCAGTCTCTTGTAAAGGCGGCAGAGTCCAGAAAATACACAAAGCGAACAGGCGGCAGAAACATACAGAGAGATTACACGTTCCTAGATCGTGCGGAGTTCATGTATCCAGACCTAGACCCAGAGGGTCAGCAGGAAGAAGCCATAGCTGAGATGTTCCGCGCTTACACCGATGGTCGTCTCAAGATTGCTGGCAGGCCAAAAAGTCTGTTCAGGCGTATGGTTCAATTTATCAAGCGTATATTCGGTGGATACAACGAGGCTGGATTCAAGAGCGTTGATGAGCTGTTCAGTGATATAAAATCTGGGAAAGTAGGAAGAAGAGACAGGGTTGCTGAAAGAGCCTATCAACAATTTGGCGGAGCAAGGGCATCAAGAGCGTTTGTGTTGCAAGGGTTTACAGAGCCAGAAAAAGGTAATGTTGCAAGAATAAAGGGTGCTTTCAAAGATGTGACTCTTAGGGTTCCTGAGCTTGAAAAAGCTGCAAATGATTTGGCAAATAATGTTATTGATGCAAGGGAATATGACAGAGCAGTTAATCTATTCAAGCCTGCAATTCCATATCCATCTGTTCCGCAGCCAGCTACTCTGGAAGACCTTAATAGAGGATTAAAAGAATCTCAAATACCTATGATAAATCAACTTAATTCATCTTTTGATGGATTGTTGACTGGCCTAAGATTGGATATACCTGCATATACTAATAATGGGGTTTGGGTTCCAACAATACATTACGGCAAAAGATCTAAAGAAAAAACGGAGGATGGAAAATCCTTAGCTAACAAAGTTATTTCTCATCAAAGTGTTGGGGCAGTGACTAATGCAACATTTGAAGCTCCTTATGGGGCAGCATTGAATGTGGCAAAGGGTGCTGCGAAAGGCCCATTTGCTACAATAGAGGGTATGTACAAACATTTCTCTACAGAAGAGGCGTTTGCTCTTGCTGAACGAATGATAAATGATCCCGATGTAGTTCAGGTTGGCTTTGACCCGACACGACATTCTTATTTTTACGATAGAATTACAATGCAGCCAGTTATTGGTGCTGACTTTGTTCTTCAAGTCGGCCCTCTTGTATTAGCTAGAAAACCTAGGGCTGGCGCGAAGTTTATTGATGAGATTGGCCCTGCTGTTGCCGGAGATCAAACTAGAAAGTTCTCAATAGTTAGACTTCCTAACCTTCCTGATAATCTTATTGGCCCCTTGGCAGTTGTCAATGATGCTAAAGCTCAGTATATGCAGTCAGTTGGCCTACC